AGTCATAATATCAATCCTACCACTCATAACCATATAAATCAATTGACTTCCTATGGATAATTTTACTTCAGTATAGATAAAAGGCGGGGCTTGAATTAGCCCCGCCCAATATCTACTTTAATTGTTTAAATTAGAGTGAACGCAACTTAACATTCTTACCGATTACATATGAATCAGCATTTTCAATGTTGTTTGCAACTCTCATGTACTGTGTGTACTCAATTGTGTCAGTCTTTGGCTTGAACTGGCGATACACTGTAATGTCACGGTGGATACCAATTACACGGTTGTTAGGGAATGTGAGTTCCACAAAACCATGCGAGCCTGCTGTGCCTGAGTAGTCACCAGCTGCAGTTTCTGGCATCAAAGGTACTTCAACAAGAGGAATACCGAATGGTGAAAGACCAGTTGCACCTGGACCACCATTTGCTCTCATTGAACCTTGCAAGAACGCCATTTCACCAGCTGTTGACATTGGAGCAGGTGCGCCTGCTGTTGCCTCAGTTGCCGAGTTTGGATTACCCAAGCTATAAATTGAATCCTGAACAAGTCCTGGACCTGTGAAGAATCGCAATTCATTGCGGCGCTGCAAGTACTTGCTTGGCAAGGTACGAAGAACTTTGTCAAAGACCGAACGGGAAATGTTATTTCCTCCGAAGTCTACAACATCTCCGCTTGTTCTTGCAAGCTTATTGAAGCCATCCAAAGCCTTAAGAAGACCGTTGTTTGACGATGTGTTACCGTTGATAAACAAGTCATCAAGGTCGTTTGCTGTCTGGCGAGCCATGATCTGTGCGATATGGTCTTCCAGTGAAGCGCCCTCAATGTTGTCTTCCAACGATTCTGTTGAAATATTCCAGTCAAGACGAAGCTTTACAGTTGAAAGCGATACCTTGCTGAATGTGACAGCTGCGTTTGTGCCATCATCTGTTGCTTCGGTTGCCTTTGCAAGCAAACGAGTGCCGACAGACACCTTGTCAATGTCCATCTGTGGAGTACGCATACGAATTACTCGTGCGTTCTTCATCAATACTGATTGATCAACAACAAAGTCAAGGAAGCGATTTGCTTGCTCTGGGTAGAGAAGTCCACCACCACCACTGACTGGGCTGCTGTTTGAAACTACCGCAGTAGTTACCTCATTGGCTTTTGCCAAAATTTCTTCTTGTGTTGCCATAGTAGTTTTTCCTCCTTACCTTATGACCTATAACCTAGGGAGTTAATTAACTCCTGTGGCAAATATGTATTTCTCCAGAATGAAGTAGGTGCAGACTTGGCAAGTGCCTCTTCTGCTACTTCTTCATCATCTTCTGGATCTACGCTCTTTTTTACAGCGCCAGCTGCGGCAAATGCCTCAACCTTTTCTGTTTGCTCAGCGAGAGCCAACTCTGCTGTTTCCAGCTTTTGTTGAAGCTCAGTACTCTGAACCTCAAAACCCTTAGCAACTGCTTCAATTTTTTCCTGAACAGAGGCTTCAACTTCTTCCTTGATTGAAGTAGCAAAACTAGCCAGTTTTTCATCAACAACAGCACTCAGAGCATCTTTAAGAACATTAATGTCCATTTCTTCCTCCTGTGTGTCTCCACTTACTTCAACGGAAGTTGAAGTTGTTTCTTCTGCGACATCTGGAACAAGCCATCCAATAAACTTTTTCAATAGACTAAGCTTATTAATTTCTTGTTCATTCATGTCAGAGATCTTATCATAAGTATCATTTAATTGCAATTCAGAGTCTTGCTGAATAATAGAATCCATTTTCTCAATCATCTCCTTAATTGTATCAAAAAGCTCACCGTCTTGTAAGGACATTTCGCTTTTTGTTGTCTTTTGAGCAGGGTTATTTGGAACACAATTTGGAACCATGTTTCCATCCGCACCCTTCTTTTCACCTTCTTGGTGATAACCTTCCCCGCAGGGACTGTCTTCTTTCTTAATTTTCTTTTTTGGCTTAAACTTTGGGGAGCCAGATGGAAAAGGAGGAACAGTCGGTGATGCGATACCGTTTCTTGCTGGATACTTAGATTCTGCATTTTCTGTTGTTACAGACGCATCTTTCTCAACATCTTCACAAGAATTGCAACCACAGTCACAGCCTTGATCCTTCATTAATTCCAAAACGACATCCAACAAATCTTCGTCAAAATCATTTTCTAAGAAACCTTTTTTCTTTGAGTTCGCATAGCGCTCAAGCAATCTACGACCTTTCGCAGCCAGCTTTGCTGCATCCGATCTGTCCTGAGGAACAGGCTCACCCCACGCCGCTGCTGAAAGCGCAAGCCGTGTAGGTTCACCATTTGGCTTCTTCATTGGTCCAGATGGGTTTGTAAAAAATCTTGTAAGGAACGATCCCTTGCGGCGCATTTTTTCTGGAGTATCAGCAGCACCACGGACACCTGGCTTTAAGTTTGCACCTTCTGTTTCTTTGAAGTGCCTTCTTCCAGCAGCAGTAAGACCACCTTTTGGATCTTTAATAGGTTGCTTTGCTTTCGCCAATTGGCAATCAAGGTCGCAATCAAGAGCGTATTTAAGCAAGCCTTCATCATTTACTTTAATAATATCAATAATGGCTAAAGCGTTGGCTGGGTTATCTACAAGACTAAGCTCGCCAAGAACATACTTTTTAATAATATTGACTGGCTTACCACGAAACATCTTGTCAGCCGATTCTGACTTTTCAATTACTTTGCCGCCAATTGAGAAAGAACGGAGAGTTCCGTCAAGAACTTTCTGCCAGGTATCTTCAGCCCCCTTGGAGATGTAAGCTTCTACTTTAACAGCATTATAGGATGTTCCATCAGCGCCAGTAATAACAACTGGCTCATATTTGACAGCCTTGCCTACTGCAACAGGGGCGTGCATTTCTCTAATGTTGCCGCCCCAGTTTGCAAAAGCTTCCTTGGATGCCTCAAAGTCAACAATATCACCAGCCTTGTCAATATTGTCTGCAGTGGCAATGCCGACTACAATCCGTTGTTCCCGCTTAATCATATCAATTGGGAATGAAATATTAAAATCCGACATTTAACCCTCGTAATTTACAAGCATATATCATATTGACAATTATTGCAAATTATCCTAATCCTTCTGATCAGCCTAACGCAAAAACTGCTACAGCAGAAGAGGCGGTGACTACCTGAATGGTTGTATAATCGCCATCAATTTCTATATATTCCGTAGACTCTGCTGGAAGGAGGATTGTATATTGATCATTAAGCTTAATATCAACATCAGTAGCTCCCTTGTTGTAAACATACAGCTCACTTGTATGTTGTCCAATATTTACAACTCCATCTGCTGTCACTAAATTCTTGTTTGAATATACCAAACTACTTTCACTCATTGTATTCTCCTTGATTAAACTTACTGGTTGAATCATTGTTCACTCCAGAATCTTGATTTTGACCACGCTCTGCTTGGGCTCCATCTGCTCTTGGGTCGCTTGTTGCCCCATCACCTGTTGGTGACTTAGGCGGTTCTGATGCAGAGTTGTTATCATTTCCAAAAGGAGCACCAGGACCATTTTTGCCTGAATCGTTTTGTTCTTTCTTAACATTCGTTGGGAATGGAAGAACTTCATCGCCATCATATCTTTCTGGAAGACCGATCTGGCTTCTGACTTCGTTTGGCGTAATAACTTCTGTCCTAAGATATCTATCGTTAATTCTTGACTGGATGTCTTCGTCAACCAAGTCAATCTTCTTAAGATGAATCTGCATTAGATCAGTAAACTCACCAACAATCCTATTTAGTTTTTTTTCAATAATTGCCTGATCTGGTCCAATCACTTGCATCTTAAAACTCTTATCCGCATCTCTTGACACAGCCAGGTTTGCATTGTCATAAACTCCAACTTTCGGGGCAGGGACTCTGTTTGCTACAAGAATTTCATCTCTGTTTGATTTACGATATTTATCAAATGATGAATCCTGAATTCCAGCTTCAAGTTTTTCAAACTTAATGTCAGTATTTGTTCCAAGGCTGGCAGGAAGTGGAATTACCAATGTCCCATGATTACGACCTTTAACTTCATTTCTAAAGTAGTTAATCAATTCCTGTTTTGACTTATTACTAAGCTTTGCACCCTTAAGAATAATTGCATAACGGGGAATTGCTTTGTTTTCAAAATAATCAATGTTATATTCTTTTGCAAATTTATCACCAATGATCGCTGTTGCGGCTGACACTGCGGAAGGAATTCCATAGTATGTATTGTTTGGTGAATAAATTTTAAAGTGGATTAATTCGTTAGGTTTTGGATCGTTATTAATTGGGTCTGGAGTTTCTTTATCTTGAAACTGTCTAAAAAACACCGCTTGGATTTTATTTGTTTTTGCAATCTGCACATAACCGTCACGCTTTCTGCGAACACGAACTAGCGTTGCAGGGACATGTCCGATGTAACCAATCTTGCCAGCATTGTTTCTACCAATTTCAAGATATCCGTTCCCTACAGTTAAAACATCTTGCCAAACACGAACCATTGTCTCAATCAATGTTTCTTCAATATTTAAACTTTCAAATGTTTCATCAAGATCTTCTTTTAAATCCTGATACTGCTGGCGAAGTCTTGTAAGTTTTTCTTCACCAGCTTGCGCTTTTTCAATTCTTCTTT